TATCTGCATCAAACCAACCACCTTCGTTACTATAATTAGTACCTTCTTTATTTATACCTGGTTTAAATACATACTTTCTTAATGGCATTATTTATACCTCGTGCCATTCTTTACCTTCAAAAAGTAAGGCTTCTGCTTCTCTTCTTCTGATAAGTCCTTGTAAAACTTTACCACCTGCTTTATTCCAGCGTTTTATTTGTGCTGGAACATCATCATATTCTTTAGTATTTAATACTTTTAACATAGTAGAAGCTTTTAAATTTGCTGGTCCTAAATTAAATACCCAAGATACTAATGCATCAAATTGATTTTGTTTTAAATCAACAGTTACTGCATCATTTATATAACCTTCATATTCTTTCATTTCATGCAAAAGTAACTTATCTGCTTCTTCCTGGGTAATAGTGTCGCCTTCTTTAACGCCTTTAGTTGAACCATATCCTATTGTTAAAACTCCTGCTGCACATTTATATGCTTCCAACTCACAACCTTCAAATTTTTTAATAAGGGATAAACCTTCTTGTGATATGTTCATACTGCTATTCCTCTTTTGTTGTAGTAACTTTTCTATAATAGACGACAACTTCTTTAAGTTCATTTATGTACCTCTTTAATTCCTGCATATTATATGCCATCAACTCATAATCAGGGACTGACATAGCAACAAATACTAATTGTCCTTGGTCTTTTTCTACTTGTACTAAAAATTCATCAATATTTTTATTTGATACAACATACCAATAAGGGTCTTTTAGGTCTATTTCCCTAGGCATAATAGGCTGTACAATAGTTTTTTCTATAGGTTTAGATATAACCTCAACCTGTTGTTTACTTGGTATCAGACTGCAACTGCAAGCCATTATCAAGACTGTCGATGTTACGACTATCTTCTTCAATGCTATCAAATACATCTTTAGTTCCTTTGTTAATACGAGGTTCAATAAGACCAGGTTTAGCTGATGCTAGTTTAGTTAAATTATGTCGTTTAAATATGTCAAGATACCTTGACATTTCTTGTTCTATTTTTTGATTACGATTTTGAATTTCTAACAAACTATCTGTTTGCAAAGTAAAATCATTTTGTAATGATTCTATTGCTAATTTTTGTTCCTGGTTTCTTATTTCAAATGCTTGGTTAAGAGCAGATAGTTTAGAGTTTTCATTCCATAACAAATAGCTACTTAATACTAAAACTACTATTATTCCAATTAAAACTTTACTCATCATTTCCCCATGTATATACCTGTAATGGTTTAGACTTGCCTTTAACCTCTATTGGTTCTAATAATTTTAACTTAAATTTAGACTTTTTGGCAGTTTCTTCGCCTATTAATGTTCCTACACCTGCAACTTTGGTACTTGATTCTAATCTTGCAGCAACATTACATGGGTCGCCTATAAGAGAAAATGCAAATCTATCAGTCGCTCCAAAGTTACCTGCAATACAAATACCGCTATTAACTCCAATACCTATTGCTATCTCAGGTATACCTTCTTCTTTAAATTTAATATTTAACTGGTCTATATTTTTTTCTATTTCTTGTGCTGCTTGTAAAGCTAAATTATGATGGTCATCTTGTGGAATTATTGTATTCCAATGAAACATACCTGCATCACCAATAAACTTATCAGTACATCCAAAATATTTATTAGCTGCTTTTACTTGTACATCTAATACATTATTCATAATGTATGTGACCATTTCAGGTTCTACCGATTCAGATAAACTAGTAAATCCTCTAAGGTCTGTAAATATAATACTACAGTCAACTCTATTACCATTTACTTTACAAAGTTCTGGATTATCTTGTAATTTTTTAACCATTCTAGGGTCAAGATATTTACCAAATTGTTTTTTTACTTGTTGTCTTAATTTATATTGTTCTCTAAATCTAAGATAAAAACCTATAGAAGCTGTAATAAATTGTGATATTAAAGTCCAACTTACATCAATTAAGACTCCACGTTGAATAAACCAATGTCCAAAAAATATTGTTGAAAAAAATAATAGACTGGTCAATGTTATTCCTGCCGTCATTCCAAAAATATTTATACATAACCAGACAAAAGTTACTGTTATCACTAGAATTAATAATTCAACAGCTAATGCCCAATCAGGTATATAAGGACTATCTTGTATTAAGATTGATTCTGCTAGAGCTGCTTGTATTTTATGTGGCTCTAATAATCCTACTGGAGTAGCTATCTGTGGCATTACACCATTAGCAGTTACGCCTATAAACACAAACTTACCTGCTACATCCATTTCTTTTAAATCAGTTTGCGGTGTGTCTACCCAACTAATCCACTTACGACCAAGACTATCTGTTTTAACTGGTGGTATTCCTCTAATTGATATTTCTTCTATACCATTATCATTAGTTTTTATAATGTAAGTTTTTACACCAAACAATGCTTTATAGATTTGTGTGCCAAATGCAGGAATCCAGTCCTTATTAGGTGTGCCTACAAGTAATGGGATTCTGCGAACAAGTTGGTCAACTTCGGTGGGAGCAATGGCTAGACCCTGCAGTGTATTATCTTTTAGAGTGTTCAGGTTTTCCTTAACTCCCATAGATACTATACCACTAACATGACTACCTTTGACAACTGTTCCTGTAGGTTTTGGATAATTACCTTTACCATCTTCAAACATTGCAATAACAGATGGTGCATATCCAAGTGTTTGTGCAAAGACTTCATCACCACCCATTCTATCTGCTTGTGGAAAAGATATAACCCAACCTATTCCTATAGCACCTTGATTAATAAGGTCAATTTGTATTTCAGCTAATCTTCTTCTAGGAAATGGATATCCACCTTCATCTTCTACATCTTGTTCTGTAATATTTAAAATTACAAAATTACCAGAAGGTTTTTGTTTTTTTACAAATGTATCAAATACTTTTAATTTTAATATTTCTGTTGGTGTTGACTGATATAAGATAGGCAATACTAGTATTATAAGTATTATGAATAATAGTTTTTTCATTAATCACTTTGTGTAATAGTGATAGTGCTATTACTTCCTCCATTTACTTTAACAATATTAGAAATACCATCTTGTATAAATATAACTGTATAAGATTCACTGCCATCTAAATCTAATCTAACTGATTCATTAACACTTCTTCTTAAGCTTATAACATTACCTGTTATTAAAGCTGTTATTTGAGTATCTGGGTCTTTTCCTAAAAGTGTGCCTGTTATTTGTGTGCTTGTTGATTGTGCTAAAACATCTTCATCTTCTGCTATTGCTAAAGCATCTAATACATTAAGTAAATCTTCTAAATAATTAACATCTAAAAAATTAATATCTAATTCATTAAATTCTAAACTATCTTCTTTAAGATAATCTTCTGCTAAATAATCTATATCTAAATCATTAAAGTCTAATAAATTTTCTGATTTATTTGAAATTATTTGTTCTTCTACAATTACTTCTTCTTTAGGAGGTGTAACAATTAACATATTATCTATTATGTCTAATGTTAAATCTAAGATTACAGGTTTACTTGGTGCTGACTCAAATACACTTACTGTAGTTGCTTCATAAGGTTTATTAAGCACTACTGTTCCCATAGCAGTAACTACTTCTATCTCACCACTAGAGAGCCCTAGAGCATCTGGTAGAAGTATTATAAGGCTACGACCTAATTCATCCACTGTAGCTGTAAAATCAGTTCCACGAATTGCTATATTAGCTGTGGGAGTTTGTAGTTTTATATTTTGTTTATCTATTCTATTTAGATTGCCTGTAATAAATCTTGCTGTTCCAAGACCAAAAGTAAGAGCCATTTTTGATTTGCTTGGGTCTGCATCAAATATATACTCGTCTATTATTAATTGGGAATGTTCTGTCAAGCTTACTTTACTATCATCTAAAAAAGTAATAGACATTCTGCCATTAGTCGTGATAGCTTCATCATTGCTTTGTATAGCAAATTTTAAATTTGCATTGTAAGGTTTGTCTCTTACTATTTGTGCTGAACCATTTAGTTCAGAAATATCTCCAATATTAGCAGCCTGTGCTAGTACCTTGGTCGTTTTGAATAACGCAAACAGTAGAACTAGCGTTACCGCCAATTGATATAATTTTAAGCCAGTCATTATCTTGGGTACTCAGTTGTTGAATATTAAATGTTCTTTGTCCACCTGTATGGTCTAAGTAAT